TAGTCTGTTCCGTTAACAACTAAGAATCCGTTTCCTGCTAAAGCGTCAATTCCATCAGTTCTTAAAGTTTGAATAGCATCTAAAATATCTTTAACTGGATCTCTATTTGCTATAGTTGCTGAATCCCATTCACTACCTGCTCCAATAGCTACAGTGTTTCCGAAGTCTGCTGCTACTCCTGCTTCAATAGCTACATCAACTTGATAAATTATCTTTCTAGCTAATCTGTAAATCTTTCTTTGCAACATTGGTACAGTTGCATTCTGTGTAGATTCTAAAGAAATAATACTTTCACCAGCGTATTTTTGAATAATTGAACTTACTTTAGTTTCAGTAACATCGAAGAACGGGAAAGGTGCATAAGCTGGAACTCCTCTCATTGGACTTCCTGTTCCACCATCAGTTGAGTCGTCGTTAGTTTCTCTAAAATATGATTCTGTCCATGCGCTTGATTTGTCTACTGCACAAAGAGCTTTCCATTTCTCTTCAATCTTAACAACTGCTTTAACTGCTCTATCAATATTCTCCCATCTTTGGTCAGCATCGCTTTTTTCATTACCTGCCATTAGAAGTGACTCCCTACTTTAACTCTTACAACCTCTGACGCGCTTGCAGTTTCCTGAACTTTACCTACTGCTTTACCAAGAACAACATCTGCTTCAATTAATGTCTTAACTAAATTAACACCATTTACTGAACACATATTACCTAAAGCCATTCCAGCCCCCGAGTCTTTTATGTCCCAAGTTCCGTTCATAGCCACTACCATTTCTGTTGTTGTATCAGTTGCTGTTTTAGATTCCCAGCAAATACCACCAAAAACATTGTCTCCGTCAGAAATAGTTATAGTGTTAGGGTCAGAAGATAATTGCATAATTGAGCCGAAAGGTATTGCTGTTCCTGTTGCTACAGTCTTTCTTTCAAAAATAGTCGGTGTTTCAATGCACACTGCCTCATTAGCCATAAATAATAAATAAAAATATAATATATAAATCTTTCGCGATAATAGAATTTCCTTGAATTATTGAACTACTTCATTAATTCAATCTTTTTCTTATAATTCTCGATATTAAATTCAAGTTCTTCTTTTTGATTTTCAGCCGCTTCAACATTTTTTACAGCAACTCCATGAAGTCTTTCCATTTCTTTCAACGCTTCTTTCCAATCTTTTTTATTCATTTGCTTTTTTAATGGCGTCTCCTAATTCAGTACCTTCAAAAAAATCTTCTGCGTTTTTCTGTTTCTTTTCTTCTATTGTTGATTCTGGTGTTATTATTCCACCTTCGCTTCTTCCGCCCAGTTTCCGCTGTACGTCGAGTGCTTCTTGTCTGTCGATAAGTTCTTTTTGTGCTTTGTTTGCTTTCTCCAACCTTTCTGCCGCAACGTTTGCTCGCTCAATATCTGTAAGTTCTTGGGATTGATTCCCATCTCCAGAATTATCTGTTGATTGTTCAGTTTCTTTTTCTTCATCCATTTTAACTACCTCCTTCTAACTTTCTCCTTTTTGTTTCAATGTTCTTTCTCCAAACTGCGTTAGCTTTGCTTTGAGCTACTGCGTAGTTTTTGAAAGTCTTTTGAACATTTGCGTAAGGGATTTTATCAGCTATTGATGGCGCGGCATTTATTAATTCATCTGAGTCGTTTAATAGCTGTTCTGCTAATTCTAAGTTTCCGCTGTCGATTGCTCTTGTCATCGGAAAGCTAAGAGCTTGTAGAGTTTCTTCTTTTCCAAATGAGGCCATTGGGTATGTCCCAATCATATTAACAGCTAAGTTTGCTGCTGATACGCTTAAACCTAAACTAATCAAAAAGCTTTTCGTTAAAGCTGTTGATTTTCCATTAGTTGCGTAAGCTGTTGATATTGCTTTTTTAGCGCCGAATAATTTATCAACCCCCGAAGCCGCTGGTTGTCCAACAAAGGTTCTCTTTGTGACGGCTGAGGGGACTTTATGTCCTAATTGGGAGACGCTTGTTATTGTAGCTTTTGCAGCAGTCCCCGCGGCACCTGCTATTGGCACGGCAGGCGCAATTAATCCAGCACCCTGTTGTTCTGCTGCTTGTTGAATTTTGAATGGGTCATCTATTAAGTTAAATAATTCTGCGGCTTTCTTTAATACACCAATTTTTTCTTGCTCTTTTTCTTGGGTTTGAAATGCTTCTATGTCTTCTTGTATCTGTCCCTCTCTTTGTAATCTTCCTTTTTCTTCTTCAATTACTCTCCCTTCTGCTCTTTGTTGAACTTCTGGAATATTTCTTGTAAGTGGTGTTTGTTGTCTTATTCCTGCTCTTGCTAATCTTTCTTGATGTTCTAAAGCACGTGGGCCTGTTGTTACAAAAGTTCTTCCTATTTGTCCGCTTTCTCTTTCTGTTATTTTTTCAACTCCCCCACGTTTTTGTTTTATTGTTGTTTTGTCTTTTTTTCTTCTTACCATTTTAAATCATCATTTGGACGCCGTCTATTCCGTATTTACTTGCTGAAATTGCTATTACTATGTAAAGTAATTTTTCGATGTATTTCATTTTAGTTTCTATTATTGTTAGTCTGTCACTTATTTTCATTGTCCTTCTCCCGCTGTTGTGTCGCTTGGGATAGCTGCTTGTTCTTGGCCGTCTTTCTTTTCGTCAGATAATAACTCGTTTGTCAAGTCAGCTGGAAATTCTAGGTCGATAACTAAATTTAATTGCGATAATACTTGTTCTTCGATAAAAAGCTGTTCTTCTTCTACGCTTTGCTGAAAAGCTAAGTAAGCTATTTTAGCGCTTGCTTCTGTAAATTCCCCGCTCCCGCCCACGATTATTTTGGGAATCCCTGCCATCTCATAAAAGAGATTATCAAGGTAAGTTATCCACGCCATCGGGTTAAGAGTTGCGTTAGCTGGTACTGCAATTAATTCACTTTCTACTACATCGAACGGTTCATAAATATCTTCACCGCCAGCTTTTGCTGCATCTTGTTTCGCTTTGTAAGCTGCGATTTCTGTTGTATCATCTGTCTTTAATTTATGCTTCCAACGCGGTTTAACATGCCAGTGCATAAGAGTTCGCATATCAGCCATAGCTTCATTTTTGCTATCAATTACATTTTGTAATTTCTGAATAATACCCATTCCGTGTATTTCATCTGCTGCACGATTTCTTGCTAAGTAAAATATTTGTTCGGGTTTGAATTTCTTTGGCGGTTCTCCTTTTTGTTTAGCTGTTTGCTCGAATCTTATAATCTGCCCTTGTCTATTAACTACATGTCGTATATTTTGATTGTCTAGTGGTTTAAGATTAATTAGATTATCTTCTTCGTCTCGAATTATTTCAGCATAGAAGTTTCCGCTTATTAGCATCATACGCATTGCGTTTTCTAATATTGTGTTGAAAGTATCTTTACCGAAACCTTTAATCGTATCTAAAAGCATAGTCGTTATTTCATCTGCTTTGAAACCTTTACCTACAGTCCAAGTTGCTTTAGCATCTATTGCCGAAGTTATTTCAGGTGTTTTCTTATCTTTGTAATAACCCCAGTATTGTGTAAAATCTGTATCCATCCAAGTAGTCTCTTTTTGGTCTGTTGCTCCATCCACCACTTGCGTGTCAACTGAAAAGTCTGTGACTGCGTTAGTTAAGTCACTTGCTTCCATACTGCTTATTCTGTATTCTGAACTCATTTTATATATTTATTTTGAAAGGTAATTGTATTTTAAAATCTGAGTCTTTATCTGAATCTATTGTATCTCTGCTTGTTGGGTCGTGATAAAATGTTAAACTTCCCGGTGTTCCGCTTACGTCTCCGTCTGATATTCCCCATACTTCTACCGTTATTCTTATTTTATCTCCTATTGCGAATGAAGTATTACTCGTTATATCTAAAAAAACTGCTTCTCTTTGATAAGATGGCGTTGAATTATCAACACTGTCCATTGTATCAGTTTGTGCACTTGCTATATCTGTTTCTGTTGAGCCGTCATATTTTCTAAGTTTTACAATTATATATCCCCCTCTGTTTCCGTTTACCCCTGCTCCTATTGCTTTCATTGTTAATTCTGCATAAGCAAAACCTCTTAGAATTATTGGAGTTTGAACTGTCATGTCAAAATCATAGTCTCCGTTTTTAACTGCTGCTGCTTGGTCTGATGGTATTGAAGTAGATGTTGATTTTGTATTTGAATCCAATAGAGTTTCTGTTATTAATTTTGTATCTGTTGGTGTAGATTCATTTGCTGTAAATAAATAAAAATTTCCGTAGCCTTGCCCTGTTGCTATTTCTATAAAATCAAAGTTTGCCGAAACTTCCCCCCTAGGCGGAAATAACTGATTACCAAAATTTAAAGTCATTGTCCGAATGGCACAGAGTAGCCAAACATTAAACTAGCTTCACTCATACTCTGCCCTCCTAATATCACATTACCAATTAAACGCCCAAACTTTCCAACTCTATTAGTTCTATCAATACCGATATAAACTTCTTTACCTAATAATTGATTTTTAAGCCACTGTGCGCTTCTTCTTCCGCCCTCTGCTAACTCTGGCGCATCAATACCATTTAAACGGATTGGAAAATCAAAATTTCTAAAATCTGTTTCAACTCTTATTGTGTCTCCATCTGATACTTTAACAACTTCCGCTAAAAATCCCTCTTGTATTTGTTTGTGTGGTGAATCGAAATAATAAAATTGCATTTGGTTATTTGTTAATTCTGGGAATTTTTTAAAATCATGCGCCATTCATAAATGTCTCCGTATTTTTATCTCTTAAGAATTGTAGACAACGTAAGTAACCATCACGAAGAATAGTAATCATACTTTCAGCTTCTCCCCGCGAAGTAAAGCCAGACATATCGTATTGAATTACGTATATAGCGCATAAGTTAGAAGCTGCTTCTGAAAGAATATGTTTTACATCTGCGTTTAGTGCTGCATAAGCATCGCTCCAATTATATCTAGTAGCGCAATTAATTTCAGCTTCGCACTCTAGTATTTGAATATCAGTCCACGCTGCAGCTACAGAAGTTGCGTTTGCATTTGCTCCAGCTTTGGCTGCTATTGCTGCTGTGGTTGCGAAAGTTCCTGCATCTGCCATTGTTTAACAGAACGCTCTTATGTTTAAAGATTTATCTTTCATGCTCCAAGCTGCTCGAATCATTGCTTCTACTATGTGAGAATAATTACCATAGATGCGCATGCTTCCCTGATAGTATTCGAATTGAATTGACCTTAAACTTTGTTTAATTTCTGGACTATCGAATAATTCGATATTATTATTTTCCATGAGAACTTTGAGGTTATTGTATAAGTCTTCTTTTAGTAAAACTTTTGTTCTAGTTTTTCCGTCTTTTTCGTCGATGCTTCGCTTAGCGTTGTTAATTCCAATAACTTTTCGTTTAGTTTGAGAGTTTTCAAGTAAAGGGTCATAAACTCCCACTCCGAGACCTCCATCATCTAAGTATATCTTTTTGTAGTTATATTGATTGTCTTTGTGGAGAATTAGGCGTGTAGTTTCTGTTAGCATTGTTTGCGTTGTTATGTCTAAGTCAAACATCTTTAGTCTTTTTCGCTTTATTCTATTAAATGAAGTTAAAACTGTTTCATCGCCACCCATTCGCGCAATGTCTACACCCATGAATCTGTCTGATTGCATTATATTAAGAAAACATATGTCGCTAGTTTTACTTATACAGCATTTATCTATTAATTCATCTGGGAAGAAACGCTGAATACCGCCTACGAATAGGCCTAGATATTCTTGTTGATATTGTAATTTTGTCATTCTTAGCTTTTCATCCGCCAAAAATTCTAGTAATCTTTTTCGCTGGGGCTCTTTTCGTGCTTCTGCTACGTCTTCTGTTGAAATATGAAAGGCTGTGAAGTTCTTATCATGAAAACAACGATGAAAATAGCCCTCTGTGCCAAAAGGAGTAGACAAGAGGACTATATCTCCCCCTGTCGTGGCAAGCATCGGAGTCACAGCTGCCCAGACGTCTTCTTTGATGAAATGGGCTTCATCCGCATAAAGTCGGTCTATGGTGTAACCTCTAATCCCAAATCCGCTGTCACCAGTAGGGAGACAATGAATAACTGAGCCATTACCCAGCTTTAATGTGTGTTTTGTTGGCTTATCTTTGCCTTTTTTGATATAACTTTTGTAATTATTGTAAATATGCGCTAAGACTTTCTCAAATAGCAACAAAGCTTGACGTTCTACAGCTGAAATTATCATTATTGTCTTATTTGGGTTCTTAATTGCATATTCGCCTGCATCTATTGAAATAACTGTAGATTTACCCACCTGACGCCCACTACAGATGCAAATATTGCCTTTTGTGGCTAATATCTTCTTTTGCCATTCGTCTAATTCGATTTCTTGCATTTTTCTTTCCATCTTTTTCTGGATTCTAATTTACATTTGCATCCATAACAAAGTCCAGATTTATTATGATTTTTATTTCTAATTATTTTATCGCATTCTGTGCAGTGATTCGCTCTTATTTCGTTTATTGTTTTTCTGGCCATATTTCATATAAATCTTCTTCACAGAATGGGAAGTTATTCGGTATTAGTTTAATTCGTGCTTTGAGGTCTTCAAGTTCCCTAATATCTTCTCTTGATTCCATTCTATCCATTTTTTTCTACTCTTGTTATCAATTTCTTTAATTATTTTCAATAATTTATCCAATTTTAATGGTTTATCTAAAATCACTTTCATCTAACCCCAGTTGAAATAAAGCTACTAGAACATAATCTCTAGCTACTCTTCTAGTAACACATAAAGCTGACATTATAGATATTATAGTATTTTGCATATTTACTTTGCCTTTTAGCTTTTTCACAGTTTCTACAGTGTGTTTTATGTTTTCTTGTCTTTGGATTTGAGGGTTTGGATATTTTCCTTGTCTATTTATTTCCATATAATGTCTAAGAAAAGTGACTATTTAAATGTGTCGCTATATATATATCAAATAATAAAGAGAGAGAAAAGAAAGAAAAAGTAACATAAAAAGAAAGAAAAGAGAGAGAAAAAAATAGAATCCTTACTAAGAAATATCCTTATGTAGACCTTTTATCCTACCATATATATATAGATACACACACATCCTTTAAGTTATTAAGACCGTAAGCCATCTTCGTTGGGTGATTAGCTTACGATTTTAATAATAATATCTTACGGTCTTGAGATAATAAAATTGCGGCGATTTATAATAAGTCGTAACTACTCGCCTGTGAATTTATTAATAATATTTTAAAATTTTGTGGCTGAAGTCCTACACAAAGAAAAAAGAAAAACTCCAATAATCGCTAATAACTATAATCTAAGCAGGGTGGGTGGGTGGGTAGGGAGTGAGTGGCACGAGCGACCGGCATCAATCCGACCGGATGGGAGGAAAGGATTGGTGGTAAAGGATAGGATATCCTGGCATTATTGCCAAAAGGATTATAATGGTGAATGAGGGACGAATGAGCCTTTATATGCCTTTTGGGCTTAGGATAATAGGATTTGAGGCATCCCACAAATCCTGTAATTTTGACCTAAATAAATAAGGTTTACTGGTGTGATGTACCTAACGCTAGCGTTAGGTAGTTTTGCTGCCTTTTAAATTTATTTATTTATGTATCTTTTTCAAATCCTCATACTTTTTACGCCATTTGTCCCTACTCTTGCGTAGTTCCTCAAGTCTGTTATTAACGCTCATCAAATGACTAAATACCTTATCCACCACTATGCAGCCAAATACCTTTTCCAAATCCTTAGCTATATCTTTCATGTCGAGTTGTAGCATCACAAGCCCCCCGAGAGTTTATCGATTTCTGTTTTAATAAATAACATCGCATTATTCCAACCTTTTCCATATCCTTCTTGATGGTTTTTTCTGTCTTTTTTATCTGAGTTAGCAGAATCTTTCAATCTCCGAATGAACTCTTTTACATCTGTTAATTTTATAGATTCATATTCAGTAATAATTCCAGCTGGGTCTATATTTTCTATTTTCGACTTCAAAGTATCAGTGTCAGCAGACACATTAGCTCGAGCCACACAATGACCATTTATTTCCTGCTGACTTTGACATTCTATCTGACTTTGTAAATTCTTTATAATTTCTTTATGAATTTCACAATCTTCACATCCGATTTTATTTTCGTTTGTCATTTTTTTACTGTATCATTTACTGTATCATAGCTGTATCACCCCGAAGGGCTGGGGAGCGAGGGTTGCCCAATCCCCTCTTGAAGGCATCTACTCCCCAAGTACCGATTATCGGTGTCAGGTGAATTTATTTTACTGGGCATTACCTTTCCCAATGCGAAAGGCAGGATTCGAACCTGCTTACCCTACGCCTCCCCAAGAGGTAGGAGTCAGATAGTCATTCCCATCTGCTGACTTTATCCCAGGACGCCATCTCGCACACCAGCTTTACACAGGTGAGTATGAAATTAACAAAAAAAATAATTTAAAATATTGTTAATTGTGTGATTTTTTAACCTTTTTCAATAATGTTTGCTAAATCTTGTACCCAGTCATATCCATTTACACTGCCGCCGTTTCTTAAACTGTCTATACAACTTTTTCTACAAACTCCCTTAGATATATCTAATTCAATATTAAATATAGTTTTTTTAGGAATTAATTCACTATTTATTTCTTTACAACTGCTCATTTTAACTAAAAGCCTCTTGCGCTTGTTTTACTAGTTCGATTGCTTTCTTCATATTTTCTTCTGCACCAGCTTCTGTTGTTACAGTATAAGGTGTTAGTGAATTAAATAATTCAACAGCCAATCTAACCGGATCTTTAGGCATTGTTCTCACATTATTAACCTTCGTTTCCACTGGAACTCCGGGTTTTACAACTGGTACGCCTTGGTCTACGCCGTAATATTTCGCAATATTGTGATAAGTCACATCATTTCCGTCTTTATCTTTACCTTTACTTTCTCTGACCTCGATATCTGCGTTTTGTCCTACGCACGATTTTAAAGCTTCGTTTGCTTTCCCGTCAAAACAGGCCATCCAGCCGTCATTAGTTTTTATTCTGCAATATGGTTTTCCATTGTTAGCTGTTTTATTTTCTACTTCTATAATATCTAAATTTTTTTTCATCTCGCTCTACCTCCGTTTAACTCTATGTTAATCCAGTCCGCTAAGCGGGTAAAGTAAGACACCATAGTTTCTTTACGTCGTGCAGGGAAGCTTCTTTTTAGCTTTTGCAGAGTGCAGAAATTTATTCTTACTATCTTTCTTTTCATAGTGTAACTAAGTGTAACACCTATATAATACTTTCTAACTACTTAAGAATGGCTAACTTAGAATTAATATCTGCAAGCTGTTCTTCGTGTGATGCTTTCAGTTCAAGAAGCTGTGTTCTGTTAATTGTTGTCTTGTTCTCACTAGTCATCTCCAAAGTTTCACTATCGATTTTATTTATTGTTGTCATTATTAATCAGCCCATGTTGGTTTAGATTCAAGTTCTACATCAAATGATAAATGTTGCACTGTCGTTCCTGTTCCCGAAGTTGTTACTAAAGTTGCTGCATTAGCAGTAGCTAAACAAACTATATCAACACCGTTTCCCCATACTGTAACACCTTGGTCATAATTTGCCACATTTTTGAAAGTTATACCAGATATTGTTATTGTTGATGGAGATAGTGCATTTGCTGTATATGAAATATTACCTTTCAACCTCCAAGCTCCATCGCTTGTCTGATAAGGGATTGCAACAGCTCTTGTTAGAGCAAATCCAGCTGGACCTGTTACTGCAAAATCTGTTCCGTCTCCTAAATATTGTTTTTGGATTATTGGCAAATCATTTCCAGCGTCATCAGTAAAATGTAATTGGTTAGGAGTTGAGTTTTTCACCCAAAGTTGTCCTTTACCTGCGATGTCTGAATCTGCTGCTGCAATCTCTGTTAAATATACTCCACCTTCAGAAGATAATCTCATAACTTCTGTTGGTGTTTGTGAGCCGTCAGGTGATGTCTTGAAACATATTCTACCCGGCATGTCATTGCTTCCCGGTGTTCCGTCCACTTCTAAATCTATCCTGCAAGCTTGTGCGTAGTCTGTCCCATCGTGACCTATTGCGATTATGTCAAATAAATTATCTCCATCTTGAACTACTGTCTGTGCTGCTCCTGTTCCTCGACTTCTTGCTCCATAAAGAACACATCCTTTGATTGCTGTGTTTCCATGTTCTGCAAATGCCGCTGCGACCGTTGTTGCACTGCTATCATTTACTGACACAAACTTGGATGTTGTATCAACTCCGTTAATACTGACTGTAAAAATATTTGTTCCGATTGTTACATAGTCATCAACTCTCACTTCTTTCGCATCTATTACTTTACGAACTGCGTAATCGTCTAATATACCAGCTGACTTATGGCCGCCTGTACCTTTCCCAGTCATCTTCGGTATTTTTCTTATTAGTGGATTTCTTTTTGCCATTTTAATTAAAGTGTAAATTACATTTAGCTAGTCCTGCTCCTGTTCTTGTTTCTAAGACGTGACCTATTTCACAGAAGTGTTTATCAGATGCGAATGGACTTGAAGGTATTGCTTCACTTAGTGCTTGTCCTGCTACTTCTCCAGTATCAGCTGTTAGTCCTGTTCTTGCTAAGTGTCCTCTTGTTGTGCTTCCCCAAAAGTATACGTCTGCTATTCCGCTTACGACAACCCAAGCTTCTGTTCCATCTGCTATATCTGAATCAAGAAATACACCAATGCAATTCGGCACGTTTATAGGAACTAACTTAACAGCGTTATTTTGTGTATCATCAGCTGTTACGCAATTACCTTTAACACTTGCTCCACCAGTTTTATTAGTTAATCTAATAGCGAAGCCACCAGTTTCAGTTAATTTAATTTTTTTGCTTTCTATTGTGTCACATGTAAGGAAATCAATGAATTCCATTTTACGCCGCCTGTATCACAACTGCGTGTCCTGTTCCGTCATCAGCAAAACATTTTAATGTATCTGCTACGACTGGCGTTCCTGTAGAATTTCTTAACCTAGAAGTAAATTCAGAATAATTATTTGTTAATATAATATCTCCCACAGCTGTTCCGTTATCTGCACCTGCGCCTGAGTCAATTAAATCTTCTTCCATATCTAAATGAAGTTGTAATGAAGCGGCCTGAACTGCTTCGTTTTGAAAATCTTGGTCTACTTCAGTATGACTTAAAGCAACATTCCAGTATTTTACGTCGCTGATTCCGCCTTTAAATTCTTGAGTAACTGAATCATCACCAGCTTTATTAGCTGCTCCAATTCTAAAACTATCAATTCCGTCTAATTCATTATACCAGCTATCAACGTCTGTTGCTGTATCATTTGTTACTGCAATTATACTACCATCAATATATAAGTCTACACCGTGCCCGTCTGCTCTTTGAACTATTGCTACGTGATACCATCTGTGAGGTTTTAAACCGATTGCGTCTGCCTGAGTTACAAATTGCGCAGTTGTTGCGTCAGTTACTCTTGCAGTTAATAGTCCTGCTTCGATATTTAATTCTAAGAATTCTACTACATTTTTGTCACCAGCTCCTACGATAGTGTAAGTTCCTGTTATGTCTGGTATATTTATCCACGCTGTGTAAGTTCCCACCGTGTCATTCGCTGCTACTCTTGCTACTGCGTGAGCATCTACTTGAATATAATCATCAACATTACCACCTAAGAAAGCTGTTGCGAATCTTCCATTAAGTCCACCTTTAATATGGTAAATATCAGTAGTTGCCATTATTCACTCTCCTTCTTTTTCTCTTTTTTCTTTGGCTTTTCTTCTTTTGGTTTCTCTACTGGTAGAGTAGAAATATATTCTAAAGTTTCAGAATTATCTAAACATCTCTTTCTTTCATAATTTTCTTTCCCTCTAGCTAATCTTCCTTCTTGTGTCATTATGCTGTCACCGCCCCTTGCATCATTCCGTTTTCATGTAAAACTTTTAGTATCATTCCTATTGCGTCACTTAAATTATCGTTCGAAGCTGCATCACAATTAAAAGTAGAAATTGTAGTCCAATTAGTTGCGCCCAAAGATAAAGCTGATACTGCTGGAGCAGCTGCAACACCAAATTTTTCTGCTCTTAACTCTTTAACAATTAAAGAATCTATTACTGGAGAATTAGAACTAGCTTCACTCATCTTACGCCCTCGTATTAGTGATTTTACATACTTCGTTAGGAGCTTGTAACTGAAATACTCCTCTTTCCCAAGCTCTAATAGTTGTAGATTTACCCGGGTCTTCAATAGTTCGTGTTTTCATTCCTTCTGCTTCTTTCCAAACCATACCTTGTTTAGCTACTAGAACATAAGCGGTGTCTGCAGTTGTTGCTTCTGATACTGTAATTGTTAAACCTAATAATCTGCCCACTTGCCCGTTTTGCATAACTCCACTTTCGTAAGTTGGGTGATTTAATACTTTAGAATTTGAAATTATATTTGTGTAGTCTGTTCCGTTAACAACTAAGAATCCGTTTCCTGCTAAAGCGTCAATTCCATCAGTTCTTAAAGTTTGAATAGCATCTAAAATATCTTTAACTGGATCTCTATTTGCTATAGTTGCTGAATCCC